ATCCTTAATCTCATTCGGTATATTATTTAGTGAAATCAAAAGCTCGTTTCGTTTCCAGTTGCGTTGCTCTTCGTCTTTCAACTGCTCGAACGGAGTAGTCATAAAGTAGTCAAGTCGCTTCTGGGTAATGATACCCTGTCGCGTACCAGTCACAAGGCAGTCATCCTTAGACAGGATGTTCGGAATACCGTCGCTAGTATCACCACGGATAATGTGCTCGCGCAGGAACTCGTCGGCATCCGTACAGCTCAGCATGCGTTTGCGAGTAGGATCGTACTGCTCGACGTTATTATAGCATTGCAGTTGCTTGAAGTCTTTGTCACCAGAGACAATCATAATCTTTTCAGCATTACCAAACTCGACACCAAACTTGTGTACGAGAACACCGATAACGTCGTCGGCTTCAGCATTATCTACGTGAATGACGCGATACGGGAAATATGCTTTCAACTCCTCGCGGACTTTAGCGAATGTGTCAAACACAGTTCCCCAATCCATGTCAGAAGCATCACGACTCTTGCGACGGTTGGCTTTGTAGTACGGAAACGCGCCACGACGCCAGCTGCTGGAGTCACAGGCGATAACCATATCGCCGTAGTCGGCTGCAAACTTCTTGCGAATATTACGCAATCCGTTCAGAATCATGTGGCGAAGCAGATCTTCATCTAGCTTGGCATTTTGATGAGAGCCAAGCTGAGTCATCAGATTAGCAATCATTACTTGTTGTAAGTCAATTATAAACATTTTATGTTACCATTTCATAGAAATCTTCTGCGGTGACCTGCAGTGGGTGTAGGATATTGCGTTCGCCGAGTAGCATAGAGTACATGGCTTCTCGGAACAGAATATAGTCTTTTGGGCTCACTTCTGTGGGCTTGATACCACGACTCACAAGGATCGTCCATGCAGCTTGAAGTGCAAGATCGGCGATGTCAGTGACCTCGTCATAAGCAGTAACAAAGTTGTCAACAACTTCAGAAACTTGTTTCTCGGTTTTGACTTCTTCCTGTTTAACTTTGAATCGGTCAGCAACGTCAATTACATTATTATCGCTCATAGATATTTTGCCTTTCGTCCTCGCTTCATTGGCACGACTGGTGTGGTTTCTTCGACTTCGTCGGTCATTTCATCGCGCGGATCGCGAAAGAACAAAGGTAAATCTGTGCCAGCATTTATCTTTACAGTGTATCCGAGATCGCGCCAGCTAACAGCGTGTTGAATAGCAGTTGTTTTATCATTATAATCTAGTTCTAAGCAATGACCTTGTCGTGGTCGCTTGTGATAAAAGATTTGTACAGTCCAGTATTGTTTACGCACTTAGAAACCCCAATATAAATCCGATTATGAATGGCAAGGAAGAAATAATCATTAAAGCAATCATTATAATAAACAAAAAGATAATTCCTTTCATTACCATACCTTGTAAAGAATTGTGGTATCATTCATGCGACCGTTAGCAGCACGTCCTTCAGTTTTCAACTGCTTAAATTGACGTTCAGCATTGATACGAGTATCAATGTGCGGAAGGATGTCAAGCGGTTTACGAAGTTTCTTAGTGAACGATTTGCTTTCGTCGAAGTTGATAATGCTAGTACCTTTGACAGAGAAACCACCCTCATTCGCGTAGTATAGGGAAAGGTCGCGCGTCTTACTATTGAACGCGACCAGATACTTGGCACCGAGCAGTTTAGCTGGGTCAATAGAAGCGATACGGAACTCTGCGTTCTCTTTCTGATACTTGAGACGACCAATAATCTTTTCGACTTTCGGTGGTTTCTTAGCGCGTGGTTTACGAGCAGCAGATTTCGTAACAGCTTTAATCTGTTTGAATTGAGTATTCATGTCAGTCAGCAGTTCAATAGTTTGCTTGACTGCTTTCCAGCTGACATGATTGTAGCCCTCGAGAAGTTGCTCGTCTTCCTTATCGCTCAGTTCGTTGAGTTCTTCTAGCAACAAAGAATACTCAGACGACAGTTCGTCGAGGTGAAACTTAGTCGCTTTCATAGCCATCAACGTTTTATAGAAGTCGACTTTAATCTTCTCTCCCGCGAGCGAGCGCGCGATGAGATCGTCCATGAATTCAAGCATTTCACTAGGAACAGCTTTCGGCTTGACAACTTTGTTTACGATGACAGGATTACCGTCATCATCAAGTTCGGGTCGAGTAGAATCTAGGACTGTATCAATACTTTGTTTGATGGTCGCGTGATACTTCGGATCGATAGTAGATCCGTTCGTGTATAGACGCGCGAGAGATGCGGTGGTCGGAATCAGTTTCCGAACCTTACCAGACACAGTAGCAATATCATCTTTGCTATACTTGTTCTTTGTCATGTATCCTACAAGCCACTTCTTGGCGTTGTCAGGAGTCCACTGATTGTTAAACCAGTTGAGTGCACGAACAAACTCCACACCCTCTGGGTTATGGATTACAGGTTCGCCACCAATGGCGTCATATTGTTTACGCGGTTTGCGTTTCTTTTCTGGCTGAGCCATAAATATCCTTTAGAACTATTATACTACGATTTTGGTTGAAAGTAAAATTATACAACGCTGGCATTTTGCGTATGCTTGCATTGACGGCGAAATTGAAATCCAGCACAGGTGCACGTCCAGCGACCACTTTCGTTAGTCACGTGATATGTGTTTCCTTTGCTTCCTGGAACTTCTATATGTACGATCTTGGTTTGTTGAACGACAGGCTTCGTTGCACCCTTAATCATTTTCAGGTCAAAGACATGACGCAGATTAATGATGCGATGACCGAATGGCATGGATTTGTCTGCGAGAGCAAACTCTGTGTTGCTAATCGGATATGGCGGATTGATAACCTTTCCGCGATAAGTTGTGAATCGGAACTCACTATCCGAGAACAGATAAGATTCCTTGAAACTAGTTGTTACCTCGACTTCCGAGGAAATCAGTGGCATACGGTCAAACATAGTATTCTCCTTCCATACAACCATTATACTCCCCTGAAACCAGAAGTAAAATAATAAACTCCTTAAAAATCAATAACTTAGCAAGGTATAAAAAACCCTTATAAATCAACGACTTATAAGGGTCTTAAAAATCAACGACTTAGCGTATTATTTTGAAGTCGCTCGGTAAATACCGTCCCAGCCATCTTTTCGCTTCATTCCGCTAATTCGCTCAATCATGATATCATAGTATTCAGCCATCTTTCCATCAAAATGGAACTTTAGTTGTTCGGCTGTCGCGATCGCAAGTTTGAACTCTTGGTTGTAATAATACTCCAAGAACAATTTGTGTTTATTGATTCCAGCTCGGTCATCAGGAACGACGGTGAAAATATGTACACCCTCTGTCTTTCCTTTTACCGCAATGTAGTCCAACTCAATAATCGGGAACTCGTCTTCAACGTATTCAGCAGTCTTCGGACCAATGATTAACTTAACCCCATAGGACTTACTTTGTCCTTCTAGTCTTGCAGCCAAGTTGACACCGTCCCCCAAACAAGTATAATCGAAACGCTGAACAGACCCCATATTACCCACAACAACAACATCAGTGTTAATGCCAAGTCCCATACCAAACGCAGGAATCCCTTCTTTGGATATTTCTTCATTAAATTTCTCCAGGTCACCTAGCATAGCTAAACCTGTACGCAAAGCATTCTTCGCGTGTTCGGCATCATCAAGAGGAGCATTCCAAAAAGCCATCTGAGCGTCGCCAATGTATTTGTCTAGCGTACCCTCGTTCTCAATAATCTTCTGTGTCATCGCAGTCATATAACGATTCATAATTTTAGTCAGACCTTGTACGTCTTTTCCGTAGTGTTCTGAAATAGTTGTAAAGCCACGAACGTCAGTAAACATAATTGACAGCTCGCGTGATTCGCCACCTAGTTGTAGCAGGTCTGGGTTTTCCTGTAGCTTCTCAACCATCGCTGGTGACAAGTATGTACCGAACTGCTTTTTAATTTGTTGCTTGAGTAGGAAGTTCTCGAGGAACTTAGCAAATGAAGCATGAGCGAATATAACAAGCATGCCTAGAACTGGTAGCGAAGCATCAAGTAGCAGATACTCAGTTTTCCAGTAGTGATATGATGCATAACCAAACCCACCAGCAATTAGAATAACCAACGGAAGAACTAGTTTCATTGGTGCTTTATAAACAGCTAGAATAATTAACAGACCAACGAATAGAATAATAACCAGCTCAAGGAAGTCAGCGTAGTCAGGGCGAACGATTGTGTTGCCATTTAGAACTGTTTGTAATAGATTAGCCTGAACTTCATGCGGATACATTGAGCCGACAGAAGTAGGAACTGGGTTGGCTACACCCTCAGCGGTTACACCCCAGATAAGAAACTTGCCAGCTGTATTTTCAGGTGTGATGTCAGCAGCTGATATAGAGTCAAACTCATTCCAATAAGAAATATAGACAGAGCCATCAGCAGTTGTTTTAATTGGCTCAAACTTAGGAATGCGAACAGCTTCAACGCCAGCTTCACCGACTTTCATTTGATACGAGATATCACCAGCAGCGACGCGAATAGTTTCAAGCGCAACTGATGGATAGATTTGCTCATTAGCGCCAACGACCATTGGTAGTTTGCGGATTGTACCATCAACGTCACCGATAGTAGAGGATACACCTACACCGCTTGACGCTTCAGCTAGAATTGTTACTGGCGGTAGAATACCAGACCAGCTGTTTACATAATCAAATGGATTACCGCCGACAGTTGCGGTTCCTACGTGTGGTCCAAGACCTTCAATAGATTGGTCAGTTGGTGCTGACGAAATGATGGTGGCTCTTCGCGCGAGCGCGTCCGCGAACACTTGATCTTTACCGAAACGGTCTTCTTCTGAATAGATGACAGTAAATACGCTGATGCTGTCTTCTGCAGTTCTATCTAAAAGATTAGCAAACTTATCGCGCGACCAAGACCACTGACCGTATTCTTTAATAGCTTTCTCGTCGATGTTGACTAATAGCACATCGCTGGACTTAATCTGCTCGTGGCTACGTTGTAGCGAGTCAAAGTAAGTTAGTCGTGTGGCTTCAACCAAGAATGGGTCATAGAAGCGCAGGGCGACCAAGAGTCCGAGTGTAATTAATGCTAGATACCACTTTGTTAGGAATTTCATTTCTTCTGCCTTATAATAATTGTATTGCTGTCACCACCATTGATGACCACATTGAACTCTTTACCATCAAGATTAAAGATAATGTTGTAAGCTGTTTTCTCATCAAGCACTAATTTAATCTTTCCGTTGTTATCCTTAGATATAGTTATAATATCTTTATTTAATACTGTTAGCAAACCTGTCTGCGCGTCAAGTCCGATATCTGTACCTGTAATTTCAGCAGCAGTGCGAACCTCACCCAACTTCGCTTCTTGTAACTTATCTACTTCAATCATAACTGGGATAATGTCAGCCAGATAATCTACTTCAAGATAGTTAATGTCAATATCATTAAACTCTAGCGCGTCTCTTTCTTGTTCGATTGCTAGGTAGTCTACGTCAAGTTCGTTGTAAGCAAGCGCATCTTCCTCTAGTATCATCTCATCTTCTTCCTGCTCTACTACTTTAGGAGGATTAACAATAAGCATATTGTTGATCTGGTCTAAGGAAAGGTCGAGGATGGCTGGTTTAGTTGGAGCTGAGTCGCTCGAGAATGCAACGGTTGACTGCATAGATTTGTTTAGTACCACCGAGCCACCATTGGTAGCAACTAAGATTTCACCAGATGGTGCACCGTTCTCATCGGGGAGAAGGATTACTAAACTACGACCCAGTTCGTCAACGGTGATTGTGAAGTCTGTACCACGAACTGCGATCTGTGATGTGGGTGTTTTAATTGATACGTTTTTCTTATCAATACGATTCATCTTTCCAGTAGCAAATCTGGCTGTCCCACTTGCGAAGTTGACAGCCAGTTTGCCTTTACTTGGATTAGGATCGTAAACGAATTCATCTATTACGACTTTACTCTGTTCGGTGACTCGAAGTATCGAGCCATCTAGGAAATCGATCTT